AACAGAACCAATGCGAATGCAAAACATACACGGTTATCCTATTCGTGACCCTGAAACTGGTGAGTTCCCTGCACCAGTATTGGATGAACACATGGAAGCGTATTTTCACACTATTGGTGATTTTGCGCCAAACAAAGATGAAATGTCTCAGCCGGAAGGTGTACCTCCCGTTGAACAGGCAAGAACACCTCCGCCTGTTCCAGCACCACAGCAAATTCGTCCTGATGTTCAACCGGCTGGGACACCTTCTCCTGAATTTCAGCAACTACGACCCGGTATTGCTGACTTCACACCAGCGCAATTCCGTGAAATGTTGCAAATTGCAGGGGCGACCCGACCGCAACCAATTAGTGATGCTCCTTTGACTGAATTAGAAGCAAGGTCACAGCAAGCCTTATCAGACCCACGCCAACGTCTGCTGACTGATTACATGAAGGCCGAGGACATGCATCTTCCACTTATGGACAGACTCATGAAGGCTCTTGAACGTATGCAATACAAAGAAGCAAGCCTTGACGGTGATGTTTCTACACACATTGCTCCATCTTTACAATCACCAGTAAATCTTGCAAAATACACAGGATTGACCAGTAGTGAAGTTACTGCGATACAACATACAATGGGCGACTGGCATAACATTGCCAAGTCGTACAATGTCAAGCCTCAAGTTGTAAAAATAATAAAGATGAATTTAAGGTGAAAGTATGTCGAATAAATCAGTTTTAGTATTGAAAGATATTCAAACATTGCAAACCGTAGGTGCAAGTAAAAGACCTTCTTTTATGGGTATGTTAAGAACTGCGGTAACTGGTAGAGATGCTCAAGGTGATAAAGTTGGAAGAATGCGTCGATTAGGCAATGCAATAGGCGTAGGTGCAAAAACTGTCGCCGGAGGCGCAGCCGCCCTTCAAGCGGCTCATTCAATGCAAGGTGGTAATTTAGCCGCCCCTCTTCAAATGGGTCAAATGTACGAAGGACTTGACCCAACTGGTTCGTTTAGTCAAGGCTACAATGAGAATTTTGGTGAAGGAGATTCTATTCGACAAAGAAGAAATGCACCAATACAAGCGCAAAGACAGTTTCAAGCGCAATACGGTCCTCAACAAATAACCGCACCAGTTCCAGTTCAATCAGCAGTTTCTACCAGTGTACCACTTCCCACTCAAGATGGAACGGCTAACACAGCCTATACTGGTACTGCTCCAGCAACGGCTCCAGCAACGGCTCCAGCATCTACGGCTTCAATGTCACCACAAGCACAAGCGGGTAATCAACTGGCTCAAACAACAGACCAATCTACACAAACACCCGGAACAATGATGCCTACACAAGCACCATCAGCAGGTGTACCCCAATCTGTTGTGGCGCAAACGGCAGGTGCGTATACGGGTGCAACAAACCTACCTATGCAAACGCCCGGTGGACCTGCTGTACCGCAACAAACATCCAGTGTACAAACACAACTACCAATCATTCCCAGTGGACCGCAAGGCGCACAACCACCTGACCCAAATTCACCAGCACAACAAAGAGGTCCACCGACTCACCAACAAAGTCAATTTAATCCACGACAAACCCTTGACCCAAGTATGTTTCAATCATCCAATGATTTTGTACACGATTTGTTTGACACAATGGGAACGTATCTGTACAAAATGACCCCTGAAGAAGCAGGTGCTTTTGCAGTTGATGTATATCTTAAGATGCGAGAGTGAGTAAATGAGCGAAGACATTCAAGCCTTCATTAACGAAATGGATGCGAAGATGTCGGCAAAGTCATTTCGATACTTCTTTGAGAATATACTTGGATTTGATTATTCGTATCACCATGAATGTTGGGACAAAGGATTGGAAGAAAACCGATACTACTGTGTCAAAGCAAGTCGTGACCACGGCAAGTCTGTTTTCTTCATGTCCTACGCTTTATGGCTTGCAGCCTTCAACCCCGGTAAACACATCATGATTTTTTCACACTCACTTGAACAGACACTTGAACACATGCGATTTATTCGCAACAACATTGAATCAACATCTATTCTACGTGAATTAATTCCACAAGGACGACCGTGGAGAAAGACATACTTTGAGTTTTCAAACGGAAGCCGTATGATGGCAAAGTCGGTTGGTGGAGGTACTCGTGGTTTCCACCCCGATGTAGTTGTATGCGACGATATTCTATGGGGTACTACGGGTACTGAATTGCAACGTGCGGCTGATTGGTTTTACGGTGTCTTACTTCCTGTACTGCACCACAGTGGACGCATGATGATTGTTGGTACGCCGTTTTCGTACAACGATTTGTACGCTGAATTGGAGGAAAGAGATGCTTTTACCGTTGAAACATACCCTGCCATTAACAACGAAGGCGAAGCACTGTGGCCTGAACGATGGAATCTTGAGGCTCTTGACCACAGAAGACTTTCTATGCCAGCAATTCAGTTTTCTCGTGAGTATCTTTGCGAACCGATTCACGACGTTGCGAGTATGTTTCCAAACGATATATTGGAAAAGGCTCGTGACAAAAACTTGGTATTGCTTGACAGGGCTGAAACCGATTACGATGAAGAAGGTGAGGCTATAGGAGTCTTCGGACAACACTTCATCGGATGGGACACAGCGATTGCATCGGATAAGAACGCTGACTTTACTGCAATGATGGTACTTCGCACACCTCCTAATGATAATGTAAAACAAATTGTAGGCATAGTACACGAGAAGGGACTGGGCGGTGCGGCGCAAAAGAAACACATTTTACTGCTTAATAATCGTTTCAAGCCTGATTTGATTGAACTTGAAGGTAACAACTTCCAGCGCATGTTTGCGGCTGAACTCAAAGATATGCGTGACGACATTCCCATCAAGACGTTTATGACAACTCGACAACGCAAAGAAAGTATGTTCATGTCATTGCTGATGGCATTTGAGCAAGGACAAATTCGTACACCGTATGGTGATGAACGTAGTCGTACTTTCACACATAAACTTGAACAGGAACTCAACCGCTTCGGTATGCAAAAGAACGGTAAGTTGGAATCTGTTGGTACGCACGATGACTTGGCTATGGCGTTAGCGTTAGCCAACTGGGGTACGAAAGAGTTCCGTGGTACAGTTGTTTTGCTTGATGATTGGATGCCCGGATTTGGTGATTGGCTTGACAACACCGTAGGTGGTAAGAAAACTGGTGGGTGGATGATACCATGAATACAATATATCTTGGTAATCATCATTTCATATACTGCGGTATATGTTACAAAGATGGAGATAAACCGTTTGGATTCTGCAAATTGTGCTGGATAGCATATGATAAACCGGAGGCAATGAAATGAGTTGTGATTGTGAACATTGTACAGGAATGACATCTGCATGGGACATGCTTGAAAAGAAATTATGCCCTGAAGGTAAAGCGGCAGCGAAACGTAAATTCAAGGTTTATCCATCAGCGTATGCTAATGGGTGGGCTGTGCAGTATTGCCGTGGTAAGTTCCGTAAGAAAAAGGGGAAGAAGAAATGAAATTAAAACGTAAATCATGTTGTTGTGGTGGAACTGAAAAAACTCCTTGTGTGTGTATGATGAAAGGCGTAATGGAGTGCTCGGCTACATCACCAAAGTGTCCTTGTTATGCACTACTTGATAAACAAAAAAACAAAATGAAACAAATGAAAAAAATGGTCGGCATAAGGTGATTTTTTGAGTGCTCGTTGTTCTTGCTGTAATGATGTTCTTGTTATCAAGAACTTGAACCGTTGGTTCAAAGAAAAGTGGGTAGACGTTTCACGTAAGAAAAAAGACGGTACACATCCTCCGTGTGGTCGTAGTAAGGCCAATAAATCGAGCAAAGGTTATCCAAAGTGTCGCCCAAGCGTCAAAGTATCAAGTAAAACTCCAAAGACCAGTGGCTCAATGAGTGAAGGTCAAAAGCGTGCGGCTACAAAACGTAAGCGAGCCAAGAAACAAGGTGTGGGTGGAAAACCTACGGTGGTGAAAGCAATGAAAGATGAAAAGAAAGACATGAAAGGTAAGAAAGGCATGGTAATGGTAATTGCCATTGGTGCTAAACCAAAGAAAGTCGGTGTAAAGAAGAAGAAAGACTAAATCATTGGTCAATGGAGAGGTCAATATGTGGGGTAGTGCATTTGTAGGCGATACCTATGATGTGCCTATTCATTTTTCAGATGAGTTTTCCAACATGGTTGTCAAAGCCCTATCTCAACACCCGCATTTTTCATATGAAAATTTACCAGTCGAAGTTTCCTCTACTTTAATGATAAAAGAAGATTTAAAGAAATACTCGTTTGCAAAAAACGGTGATGGGTGGCTTGAATCGACATGGGGTAAAAGTGCAAACGACATTATTCGTGAGTGCCGTAAAGCCCGTCGCAATGATAAGTCCAACAAGCATCTGTATGACTCAATTATCACCGACGTACGTATGCTCAAAGCGATGGAAGTTGAAGCAACCATTAAACAATTGACTTGGGCTGATGGACTTGATGATGTTATCAAGAGTTTAGGTCTTACTGATAAGTTGTTAAAATCACTGCGAAAGTTTGGTGAAAGTCGTTCTGTAAGTTTACAAAAAGCGTGCCAACAATTTTTGAAAGCCAATACAGTTTTGAATCTACTTAATGACAAAGTGGACTGGACACCCGAAGACCAAGAAGAATGGGTCAATGCTCACCAATTGCAAAAAGATGCAAAGAAAATGTGGCGTAATGTGCTTAAGCAAACGGACAATTTACCACACGTTGATGTGCAAGCACTTGAGTTTGCGTCTGATGTATTGGAAAAAGAAGGTCCATTATCGAGCCGTGAACTTGTACGACGGGGTGTAGGGCATCTTGAGAAAAATATGACCGTCAATAAAATGGCATCGTTGCTCAAACTGTATGGCGAAGAATACGATGTCTACAAAGCAACATCACGAGGCACATATCTTAAGTTTGGTTCTCACGGTTTGATTATCAAAGACATATGGGGTTACATGGCGGGTTCGCTTGATTCCGATGGTAGCATCTTTATTTCAGAACGTGGTGACCCTCGTGTAACATTTGTTGCCAGTGGAAACATGGGTAAGCAATTGTGTGAAGATTTGCAAAAGGCTGTTGGTTGTGGACGTTTGGTAACCGACCAAAAAGTTGCAAAAAATACTCAAAAAAGCATTCATCGACTTATTTTTTCAGCCAAAGATGATATTCGGCACGTACTGAAACACTCCATGCCACATATGCGTTTGAAAGACTTACAAGCCAAAGCGATGCTTGCTTACGTTGATGAAAAAGATAAACTGCGTAAGAATGAGTTGTATCAATTGGTGACTTTTACTAATTGGAAAGACCATCAAACTAAATCCGAATCGTTATTAAACAAATGGGGAGTAGACGCTGATACCATAGGTGGCTATGCGGAGGGATTGTGATGGCGGAAGAACAAGGACGAATCTCACGATTCTTATCGGCTATTGGAAGTCCATTCCGTCGTCGTGAGAGTCCTACACCGACTATGCCGCTTTGGTCAAGCGGTATTCAAGAACCTGTTATGGCGCAGGGTATTACACTCCCTGCACTATTTGCAGTAAGTCACGAATCGCTTATTCTTCGTACTGTACTTTCAAAACTACGTCAAGAAATGTTTCGACGTGGATTCTATTGGGAGAAGCGTTTTACAGTAAAATGCGTAGAGTGTGATGAAGAATATCAACAAGAAATGAATGTTTGTAAAGAATGTGGTGGAGATGTACGTAAACCCGATTCCGATGAACTAACCTATGCAAAGTGGTTACTCAAGCAAGAAAACAGCATGGAGCAATCGTTTCACCATTTACTTCATGAGGTAGAAAATGACCTTAACATCATTGACGACGCATTTTTGATTTTAGTAAAAGAGTACTTTATTGACCCTGAAACCAAAGAAGTACAATTTTATCGAGTAAAAGAAATGGTGCGTGGTGACCCTATTTTCATGCGGATTGTTGCTGATAAACGTGGTGTACGTGGTGGTCGATACAAAACCTGTTTGATACACCGTGACCAAGTAAAAACTCACGCCGAAAACGATACGTGTGAAATATGTGGTTCTGACTTACATGATGTCCATTATGTCAATATGGCAGGTAGTGGTAAAACGCAGTACTTTGTTGAAGGAGAAGTACTGCATATTTCAAAATACAATCCATCCAAATTGTACGGTCGCTCTCCTGTCAATACTATGTGGCGACAAGCCATGACATTGACGGCAATGGACAACTACATTTACACAGCGTATCAAAAACGCCGTATTCCAAAGGGTGTTATATCTGTTACAACGGACAACCTTGAATCCATGAAGGCATTTTGGAAAGCCACTGATGAAAAGTTGGAACGTGACCCACACTACATTCCTCGTGTTGGTATTGAATCTCAATCGGGTCGTGGTGGTGTCAATTGGATTAAATTCATGGACACACTTGAAGAAATGCAGTATATCGCTGTTCGTGACGAGATACGTAATCGTATAGCGGCTTTCTATGGTGTGTCGTCAATTTTCATGGTTGATAACGGTAAATCGGGTGGCCTAAACAATGAAGGACTGCAAATTCTTGTTACCAATCGTGCTGTTGAGTTTGGTCAAAAGGTGTACACAGAAGTATTGTTCCCACGTTTACTTCGTCAAATGAACATTCATGATTGGAAACTCACACTTTATCCAAACGAAGAAGAGGATGAGATTACACGTCTACGACGTGATGAACAAGAACTCAACGTTGCACAGCGTATGGCGCAACTTGGATTCCAACCTGAACTTTTGGAAGACCCATCGAATCGTGATGTGCGGTTTGTCTACCGCAAGCCACCACCTGCTCCAGCACCCGGCGGTGCGCCTCCACCCGGAGGTATGCCACCGCAGATGATGGGTGGAATGCCACCGCAAATGATGGGTGGTCGAGGTATGCCACCGCAGATGATGGGTGGAATGCCACCGCAAATGGGAGCAATGCCACCGCAATCGCAACAACTTCCACCCGGTATCGCACCACCACTTCAACCCGGTAGTGAAGGAAGAGGTATACGTAACCGTGGTCCAGTAGCACCACAGCGACGTGGTACAATGGGAAGCGGTTCACCGATTTCAAGCGTTCAACAGCGTGGTCCTGAACCCTCTATAATGCAAAACGTTTCAAACGCACTATTGAATGCCCGTAGACCGAGAGGGCGGTAAAACTCTTTAAACAAGTATACAATGACACAAACAAGAGGGGTTCTCATGGATTTATTAAAAATGCACCCAATGGCACGTAAAATGGAACAAGCAAACAAGGCTTTCTTGACGGCTCTTGAACAAGGAGATGGTAGTCTTGCAAAGCAACATCTTAACGAAGTACAGAAACTATCGGACTTTTTGCTTGAAGACCTACAAACTGAAATCTTCAAGGCTGAAAATGCCGCTTCAAAGACTGGTGCAAAAGACATCTATGTAAACGGAGTGGCCCCGTATGCTTTCCAAAAGAAAGACGACTATGTACCACTTACTGGTAACCGTCTTTCAGGAACAGTACAAAGCCGACAATCTCGAAGTAACTTCCGACCTGCAAGCGGTACATTTGGGCGACGAGGTTGAGTTCTATGGCTGATGGCGATGCACAGCAGTTGATGAGTGTTCTTATCACAAAGATGGAGAACATGGATTCCGACTTAGCATTGCTTAAGCAAGAAAACGAGCGTCTTCGTGCAACCATCAACAATCCAAAAGCACTGCTACGTAAGATGGGTTTGGTATCTTCATCCACTCCATTGTCAATGGATTTGGGTTTTGACCCACTTCGTGCTGATATGGAAAACGATTCAATTCTCAAGGGTGACCCAATTTCATCCGTACCTCAAACCAATGAGGAGTTCCACAGCATGTCATGGGAAGAAATTCATGAGATGGCCGCAACAGCAAAAGAACAGGAGATGAACTAAATGAAGCCACGTTTTAGCGAAGCACCTTTGCTTATTAAAGCAAGAGAAATTGAACAACGATTAAACAATCTTCAAATTTTGAAAGAAGAAGAAAACAACAATAACAAAAGTAAAATTGTTTCTTGCTTGAAGAGAAAAGGCGGTGCGGCCAGTCTTGAAGAGTGCGCCGATGCTTGCGGTGTTTCTCCTGATAAATGTAAAAAGATTATTGACGAAATGGACAACGTGCAAATTTCTTCACATGGTGATGTTGTCTTAACAGACGGACTAAGTGATGAAGAAATGGAAAAAGCAGGTTGTATGCCAAGTCACAAGATGGCTAAGGCTGACATGGCTACCAAAGATAAATACTGCATGAAGACTTTTGGTAAAAAATATTCTGAATGTTCAGCAACACAAAAAGCACAATGTGATGAGAAACATGGTGAAGTGGCAAAAGCCCAACCCGGTTTCAAGGCTGAAAAAATTACTGATGTAAACCCTGCTTTTATGGCTGAATCAGGTGGACAAACCAAGAGTGGTTACTTTACCACCAACGGTAAGACCATCGAAACAGAAGACGCACCAAAGAAAAAGAAAGGTAAAGATGCAACCAACATGGAACAACTTTCAACTCGTATGAATCCACATGCAGGTGGCGGAGTGGATAGAGAAGATAGAATGGGCGAGCGAAAACAATAGGTGGTTTACGTGGCAAAAGTGTTGGTAAAAGCATCAAGTAAGGCTTTTATGCGTGAAATGAGTGAGCAACGACCTGTACCAACAATCTGTGGTACATGCGGTGCGACACAACAAAGCGGTTGCAATATGCCTGAAATGATGGGTGCTGACCTCCACGCATGTCCAGCATTCAAGCCGCTATGATGGCGGTGAAAGTATGTCGTATGACCAACTTGACATTGCAAGTGCCGATTTATTAAAGTCGTTAGACGACAAACTTGACCTTGAACGTAATGCGGCTGAATACATCATTGCGTGGCAATCCATGCAAAAAGCACCAAGCGAAGTCATTTACACATCACTGTATTCAATCGCTGATGCGATTATCAAAGAAAAAGAAGAAGGAGAAGATTCTTTTAAACAAGAATATGATACTGGGACAGACACAGGTGCAGGGTTGCTTCTCAATACACAAGACACACAAGAAGATTTGACAAACCACATTTGGGTTGATGGACTACAACGTGGTAAGAAAAACTCCGACCATCACTCCGTGTGGCCTGTATATCGCCCAACAGCAAATCACCCATACAAAGAGTATCACTTCCCATTTCACCCTGCTAATCACCCACTTCTTCGTATGCATTCTGTAACAGGTATGCCGCACTTTGTTGAAATGCTCCGAGCACACACATTTGGCGGTTACATGGATGAAGAGAAAGAAATGGAAAAGGATTACTTAAGCGCACTTTCAAAAGAAAAACATCCACTAATGTTTGGTTTTAAACCCGAAGGAACAGATAAAACATTCAAACTACTTGGAAGTATATTGCAAAACGGCTCGATGCTTTCACATCAAAAAGACCTCTACCAACGTGATTTTCAACGTTGGAAGAAACAAAACACAGAACGAGAAGATGAGTATCGTGCAATGGGTATGGCTCCAAAAGATGTTTTTCAAAAACTGCGTGAAGACCACTTTGAAGACCGAGCAAGGCAGTGGGTGAGTGAAGATACAGTACTTGATGATGATTACAAAATCCATGCAACTGCATTAGGACATCATGGTTACACGCTTGGCCTTGAATGGTTGTCACCTGAAGAACGCACTGCGGTTATGAAAGGCATACGTGAAGGTGTAGACGATAATCACTTGATTGAATTACCAAACGGTCAAAAAGTACCATCGGCTCGTTTTACGCACAATACGATTATGCGTAAAACACCTGAAATGAATTGGGCTGTACGAAGTCCGAGAATGTTAGGACGTAATGCTTCACTTCGATTGGAAGATAACGATACCGATTATGAAGCGAGTGAAGCAGGTCGTTTCTTACAATCAGGTATGGCAAAAGGAGCGCACCTTCCATATGGTTCAAATGATGAGTCGATTGCCGATATTATTCTCAATGAAATTAATGAATTGTATGATGGTATGCGAGAAGACGCTGGAAAGGGTTACAAGCAAAGAATGAAATTTTTACCACGACTCAATCTTCACCAAACGGGTGAACTCCCTGAATTGGAATGGGAGCAATTAAAAGATGCTGAACGAGCGCAATTCGGTAAAAGAACCATGAAAGTAGACCATGCAAGATTACCCATTGAAGACATTTTGTACATGGCGGGTTTTCATCCAAAAACAAGAGAACCACTTTCCATGCACCCTGTTTATGGAAAAATGGATGGTCCACTTGTACCGCTTGACTGGATTAAAAACATCGAAGATGATGCTTCTTCGTCCATGAATTTACAACAACAAGAAAAAGATATTCGTAAGCACTTATCGTTTTTGAAAGCCGTTCATGGTCCAGCACCAAGTGAAGACAAGCCTTCGTATTGGCGTACAAGTGAAGACGGAAGAAGCACGTATGGTCTTGGTTCTTTTTGGTCAAAACCGTTTCAAGGAATAGGTGGTGCGGGTATGTCATTGCCTACATACAACGAAATTATTCATGCTACTACTTCGGACGATGATGGTGTGTCGTTGCTCGGTGAAATGCATGATTTTGGTAAAAGCAGTGAAAAAACCGTTATTGTACCAAATCAAAACAATGTTTCTTTGGGTGCTCATTTTATGCCTGAACACTCTCAAGAACACGGCCAATACGATAAAAATGCTGAAAAATATGTTTATTATAATGAGTTAAAAACCATTCAAAATATACTTTCACCATCAAATGTTTCACGACCCGTACCAAGTGCGTCATCAAAATCAGGCTTCAAAGAAGGTAAAACGTCAAAGAATAATTTTACTGAACACAAATCATCACTTTCAGCACCGTATGAATACACAATACGACACATGACAGATGGTGAGCGAAAAGATTTGTTTGAAAATCAACCTCACCTCAAAGCGTTCAACAGTGTACTTACAAGAAATCCATTCATACATCACGGTTCGTATCGTAATTATGCGCCATATGGAAGCGATAAACACATTGTCAATAACGCACAAGACACTCACAAACAAATTATGCAACTGGGTCGATTCAATCACTTGAACAAACCTACTGAAAAATCTGTCATATCGTTTAACGATTTTATACGAGATGCTGAACCAGTAAGTGGTGGTGAAACCACTGAAGATATGCTTGCGTATTTAGGGTGGGGCGTTCCATCACCATCGTTTGGTAAAGTCAAAGACTATTTGCAAAGTAGCACACAACGTGAAGGATTACGTTTCTTAACTGAAATATCAAAAACCATCCAATCAACAAATCCAAAGGCTATTTTGGAATATTTGGAAAAAGAAGATTTTCAAGACCTGTACCAACGTTTAGGCTTTAACAAGAATGAAACAGCACCAATAAAGCAATCTGTTGATAACTTCTTGGATGATGTGTTGATTAACCTATCAAATCGTAGTCGTTCATTTAAGCATAAGAAGCCAACACTTCTTGATGCTGTTACAAGTGGTTTGAGTTTTGGTGGAGCACTCCCCGCATTTGAAAAAGAAGAAAAATTGCAAGAAGAAGTCGATGATTTGAATCAACGTATGGTCGAGGCTGATGATATTGATAAGCCACTTATCCAACAGCAACTTTCTCAAAAGGTTGCTGAATTGACTTCTCTTCAACAACAAGCCATTGAAAGCACTCAAGGTAAAATGACATCGCATTGGAAAATCGACCAACGACGTGAAGAAGACCTCAAGAAAGCACACCGTATGTTGGTAGCACAAGTTGCGCCAATGATTAAAGAAAAGATGCTTGAGGCTGACCCTACTGCCTTTGACCCAAACGACCCACAAAAGTTCATTGACAACAACGCACGAATGTTCCGTGATGCACAACGATACATTACGCATTTACCACACGATGTACACGGATTGCAAACACTTGGTTACGGTCTTTCATTTGACGATATAACGTACGATAAACCCCCTGCAAATGGTAACTTTCATCAAAATGTAGCATCGCATTTGCAAGAGCATGGATTCCAAGTAGACGGTAACATGAGTGTTGAAGAAGTGCTTGAAGCACTGGCATTACCAAAGACTCCTGAAATGAAAGAACATGCTCGTTCAATTATCGACAAGTCAAATGAAATGAACACTCCGTTGTTTGCCTCTACAGTCAATCAACTGTTGATGCATGGAAACGTAACTGACTTGCACAACAGCGATATTTCACACCTTCACGATAAAAGTATACTTGAACAAGATGATAAAGATTTGAACGACGCAATGCGTTTCTCAAAGTTGGCTCAAGAAAATGGGTATCATGGTGCGCTCGATACCATTTATTCGGAAGTTAAGAAACCAAGTGCGTTCAAGTCATTCCCTCAACTACACTCATTACCACGTCGTGTAAAGCAACTTATGGGTGGTTCATTCACAGCATTGGCTGATACAAATGGATTGGAGATGATTGAAAACGATGTACACGGTGCTCAACAATACAAGCGTGGTTCATCAGGAAAAGGTCTTCCTCAAATCGCTGCTACGACACGAAACAACTTGGACACAATTTTGCATTACAATCCAATGGTGGAACAAGAAGGTCGAATGGAACAACCTACAACTTCTATCAGTGCAAGACCCGGTATGACACAAGTGCCTGTTGGTGCTCCTAATCCTAACAATCATAGTATTTTCGATACGTTTGATGCAGGTGGACATCATAGCGGATGGCTCGCTGCACCATCGGTTGGTGTTGAATTTACACCCGATGGTCAAATGGTAGCAGGTACAAATGTCGAAGAAGGACTGTATCATTCTGTGCCACACGAACTTACCGATATGGTACATGGTAAAGATGTCCGAGAACAAGTATGGGGTAACGCCCCACCACCAAGAGAAAGCAATCTACCTATCTTTGGTCTTGACCCTGAAACGTTCCTACCAATCGGACAAGACCCAAACAGACTGGCTCTCAACGAAATGACGGAGTTTATTCAAGGAATGCTCAATCCTGATGAGTTGTTGATGAAAGAAGAAGACCCACAGTGGACTCCTTTGATTCGTCCTATGCACCGTATCTTTGAGATGAGTGACTTAGAACACCTACGTGGATTTAGTGGTTCATGGGTCGTATCAAAATGGTATGATGGTAAGCGTGTCATGCTTATCAAGAACGGCGATGAAGTCACCGCTTTGAATGAGAAAGGTAAGAAGGTTGGTCTTCGCAAAAACCACCGTGAAGCACTGGTGAAGATAAGCGACAAAAACTACGCTATAGACGCAATCATGGGGGATGAAGACCTCAATATTATTGATATTGTCAATTACGACAACAATGACATTAGCGACATGCTTTTGTTTGAGCGTATCAAGATTCTTCGCTCACAGTTTGAAAGCCACGAGAATGTCATTGTACCCGGACCACATGATACAAAAATGACAGACAATGAAGGGTTAAAAGAATCTGTCAAACGAATGCAAGATGAGCACAATAACATTTTGTTGCGTGATTCTAAATCGACATATATGAAAGGCGAGTATCGACATCCAAAATGGGTATTGTATCGACCGACTCGTGACTACAATTTTATTGTGCTCGACCGACGAGGTAATGGACCGTACACATACCAATTGGGTGCAGGTCCACTGCTTGATGATGAAGGACTGCAAAACCGAGCCGTTACAATTGATGATAAACACTACATGGACATTGGTACGGCACGACGTGAACAAAAAGCGTACAAGGTTGGTGACATTGTACGAGTGTCGGTAAGCGGTATTACCAAGAAAACTCGTGGTGATAAAAACATCTACACTGTACAGATTCGTCAAATCGAAGGTGAGGGCGAGGGTGAAGGTCCAGCGAGCACCGAGTCACTTGACTTACTAACCAAAGGTTACCTACCTATCAATATCCCACACGACGTTGAATACGATGAAGATGGATTACATGTTATTTTAAAAGACATTGATACTGTAACGTATCAAGTTGATGAAATCGGTGATATGTGGTATGTGCATTCACCAGTAAGTACAATGGGTGATTTGTACAAAAACGACTACGGTGTGACACTGGCTGAAAGTCTACAGCCATTTTGGAGTCCACTTACTCCTCTTTTGTTTAGCGGTCAATTACAAAGAAAATCAAAGGTCGAAAATCTTGAGATGCCAAAGAAACCATCACCAAAACGTGTTGAAGAAAATTCAGTAGGTATCATTGAAGAAGATGATGAAAATATCCTTCTCAAACCCGAAGATAAGAAAAAAGCATTGGAAGTTATTGTACGTACATTGGATAAACTTGTAAAGGAACGTATGACATGGACTGGACCAAAAGGGTTGGGTATTGATTTAGGAACACCTGTCGAATCCCCTGCTGGACCCACACGCCTTACGGATGAAGAAAACTTACCTGATTATCATCCAAGAGTTGATGACATTGAGCCTAAGAAAAAGAAAAAACCGCAACACTTCAAGCCTGTTGAAACAGATACCGAAGAGGGTGAGCACCTTAGTTTGGACTTCAAAGACGATGAACCTGTACTTTCCAAAGTATAGTACGGGTTTAAATATGGTTACAAAGAATCGTTAGTTCAATGCTGACGCTAAAGCAACCTTCTATGGACATCACTCTCCTCAAGAGTGGTTCCGACTTGGTTGTTGCAGGTTATGCATCGGTCGAACTTGTCGATAAGCAAGGCGACCTTATTACTCGTGGTGCGCTTAAAGACGCATTTGACGGGTTCATGAAGAGTGAGAAGTACCGCAACGTACAACTCGCTCACTCAAACATCCAAGTCGGTGAAGTCTTGGATTCTTATGTAGACAGCAATGGCCGAATGTGGAAGTCCGAATGTGACGACACAGGCATGTTTGTTGTTGTTCAACTCCGCAATGACATTGAGAAGGCTCGTGAAGTAGCCGCCGAGATTCGCAAGGGTAACCTTCGTGGATTTTCAATTGGAGGACAAGCATTCAAGCGAGTGCGAAAGTCTGACAATATCAAAGGCGATTATCAAGAGATTTCAAAAATGGAATTGCATGAAATTACTATTTGTGAGAAGGGTATTAACCCTGAAGCACAATTCAGTATACTAAAGGAGGACACAAATATGACAAGTGAAGTTGATTTGAACAGCGTTATGGAACGATTAGAAGCCCGACTTGATGCAATGGAAAAGGGAGAAATTCCTCCCCAACTCCGTGAACACATCAAGGAAAAGAAAAAAGATGATGAGTCTGATGATGATAAGATGGCTCACATGAAAATGAAAGACGAAGAAAAAGAAGAAAAGAAAGACGACGACAAAATGTACATGAAGGGTGAGGATTTTGGTGATGTAATTACATCCGAATATCTCGACTGGATGGAAAACACATTGAAGTCGGCTGGAGTCAATATTGAGGACGCTCGTGCTCACTTTGACGACTTGGCTAAGGCACAACTTGGTGGATTCGACAACCCTGATTCCGTCGATGGTGCTGACTACTTCGGTGGTCAAGTCCGTGGACGAGGACAAGAAAGTGGTTCTCCTTCTACTGGTGCTATCTCCGCACTCACAGCAGGTGGCGGCAAGCAACCTGCTGGCGCAATGGGAGCACCTTCAATTGCTAAGGGTTACCTCAACGATGGCAACGTTTCCCAAGCCGACATTGAGAATGCATACGAAGTCTACAAGGCTGCATCTCTTGAGCAAAACTTCCGAAACAACTTGGAAGCAACCTTTTCCCAGCGTCTTGCAAAAGAACTCGAAATCGAGAAGCAAGAAGCCGACCGAAGCACCTTTGATGCTCGTGGACCTCTTGAAGAAGTCCTCAAGTCGATTGGTAACCTCTCCGAGCGCATTGATAACTTGAGCACCGAGAGTCACACCATTGCAAAGTCTGCTTCCTCCGCAAATGTTGAAGTTCCTTCAACCCATGACTTGGGTAACATGTCATGGGATGAGGTTCACAGCCTTGCAAGCAAAACGCTAAGGGGAGCCTGAAATTAGGAGTTGAAGAATATGGCAAGAGATTACATCCGAAGCATTACAGACATGGAACGATATTACTACGGCGCAGGTAACGCCATGGGTTACTCCTACTCCGGTAGCGAGTTGCTCAAGGCTGACGCACCTATGCTGTCTACGACCGCAGGTACATACCAAGCAATCTACGGACGCAAGGTTTGGAGCCAGTTGAACCAAGAGTTCAACGCTTTCTCCATCCTACCAAAGCGACCGTGGGAGCGCAGTGGATGGCGAGTCATCACCGAGCGACCTTCTTTCACAGTTGGCGGCGGTGTTGCTGAAAACGCTACACTACCTGACACCACCAAGCCTACCTTCCAGCACATTGCTGCAAAGCCAAAAACGATTGTCCACACATTCGACATGAGCGAAACTGCAATGTTCCTTGCTGACAAGGACGACGGACTTGGCGACATTCGAGCAATCCTCAAGGAAGAGATGGGTAAGCACCACGCTGAACACATCAACCGAATGATGACTGCTGACAAAGGAACTGCCGCAGGTAACGATTTCGAGTCCCTCGACCGTGTTACCACTGGTGCTTCCTCTACTGCTAACGAGGACATTTACAGCATTGACCGAAGTGCAAACTCTTGGTCCCTCGCTGAACACAACGAGAACAGTGGTACTGACCGTGTGCTCTCCCTCGACCACCTTGACGACCTCTTCCAAAAGATTTGGACTCGTGGTGGTAACCCGAAGGTTATTCTTACTGGATATGACACACTTATGCGTCTACAGCAACTCCTCCAGTCGCAACAGCGATTTATGGAAGAGAAGCGTGTTACCCCTACCTACAACGGTGTAAAGGGTGTACCCGGTATTGAGGCAGGTTTTATCGTTGCTACTTACAACGGTGTACCGATTATTCCTTCTAAGGACGTTCAAACTGACACTCTAAGTCGTATGTACTTCCTCGACACTGATTACCTTTACTTCTCCACTGCAATCCCAACGCAGTACTTCGAGTCCGGAATTGAAACTGGCGACCCATTCGCTATCAACCGTCTTGGACAAGAAGGTATGTACCGCACAATGGGAGAACTTTGGACTACTTTCTTTGGAGGTCACGGTTCCATTCGGGATTTGAAGTGAGGATAAAAAAATTACGGAGATGATGAAATATGGCAACAGAAACAAAGACAGAAAAAGGCTTGACAATATCGTTTGATGACGCTGATTTTAGCACTGGAACGGTATCGGTTCTTTTGGACCTTGATATGCGAACAGGAACTCCTGTTGATGAAACAGGTTGGTTGAGTGGAAACGCAGGTGGTTCATACCCCGGTTCCCTCACTGGTTTTAACGCAAAGAACACAGATGGTAACGCTGTCGGCAGTATGCGAATGGTAACAATCGGATTTACACTTGCTGATGCGGCTGAACAAGTATTAGTACTTACAGCAGGGGCTTCAAAACTTATTGGAGTGCTTGGTACTTCCTTTGCAGTAGCCGATAAGACCCTATCCGCTACTTTCACAAACACTGGTTTGGCTCCAGCCGCTAAGACTGGCGGTTCAGACCCATCAATCGTTCTTCACGGTGAAGCGGCAGGTGCAGGTACAGTAACCGTAATCTTGCTCAATTGAGGTGAGATTCTTTGCCTACGGTAACCTACACTGGTCCGTTCTTTGAACGAAGACGCAGGGATTCACCTGAATCATGGATTCGGGAAAAGCCTGTGTTAGTAAGTCAAAAGTGGCTCAATGAGTGGCGACATTCGCTCCCATTGAAGCATTTTAAGATTGAAGGTGACGAAGGAGTAACCGTAGACGGTGGAAATGATGGCATTCCTGACTCCGGATGGAGTCGAAAGGATATACTCGCATGGTTGAAAGAACAAAACGTTGATACACCAAGCGGGTACATGACTAAAACGAAGGCACTTGAACTCGTTGAGGCACATTTAAACCCGTCCGAGGAAGAAGAAACAACAGAAGAAATTACAGGAGATGAAGAATAATGGCAGTAACAATTGACCCACGACCGACCGTATTTGGTGACCGAATTATTGTAACAGGTAGTTACGGAGCATCAGATACAACGATTGACTTGACTGATTTACTTGCAAGCATTGATTTTGCAGGTGTAAATTCCGCCGCAAGCCCTGTGGCTACGACCCCGCCAGTTACGGTTGCTGATACAGCAGCGATAAGCAATACAACGATTACAGTAATCGGTGCAGGTGGAACGACAGCAGGTGGAACGTTCTTGGCAATCGGTCGTCGCTCGTGAGGTGACACCTCATGGCGGCACTAACCAAAGTCGGTTCAAAGATTATTGGACCTCTTTCACCAAAAGAGTTTAGTGACTTAACCACGTTGGAAACAACCATCGAAACCGCTATTCAAGCAGTGAGCGATGCAAGTGCGACCAACGCAGTGCTTGGCACTGAATGCATTACGGTGCTTGGGAACACGTTTATCGTCGTCCTCTACCAACTCGCTTGAGGTGAGTAGGTGGGATTCGAGGTACGCAACATTGACTTGAGCGACATGGCTCGTGCCAACAAAGAAGGCGTACGCTTTGACGTAAGTAACGTAGCCGACAAGAAAGACAACCCCTTAGCAGGGGTAACGAGTGCTCAACGCAACCGTAATCGTCATATTGGTGATGTGCTTAACATCGGAGCAGGGACTCGTTGCAAACATTGCGGCTTTCTTCACTTCCTGTGGAGAGAAACCTGCGGGGCTTGCGACAAACCTATGGAATACAATTTAGGCCACCGAGATGAAACCAAACGAGCGTGATTTAATGAGTAAAGTATTTGTAAAAGCAATAGCACCACACCGACAAAAGGTGTTGCAGGGCGATAAAGAGATGCGCTTGCAACAAATTGCAAACCGAATGATGGCTGACCAAATGCGTGAAAGCGGTCAAAGTCCTACTGGTGACATGTTTACACAAGGCCGTGACAAACTCATGAGGGACATGGTGATGAACCCCGAAGCCCACAACATCAAGTTCATGGGCGAAAGAGTACCCTTTGAGGGGCAAACTTTGGGAAGTTCGCTTAGTGAGCCTGATGTAGCAGGGGAGCAAGCGGCTATTGACTCACAATTTACAGGTGAACCAATGCGCTTAAAAGACCCTGAAGCATATGAAGCAAAACTATCTGAAATGGGAAGAAGAAGTGCTGGTGGAGATAGAGTAGGTTCTACTCCAAAAACTGCACAAGACGAACTCATGTCTGAAATCATGGACGAGACAGGCAATCTAAAGCCTGACAGTCGATTTATGGATAGGGAAGAAGACGAGGAAGAAGACGACCGCCCACAAAGCGAGGAAGACCTCATGGACCGTATGGCTCGAAAGGCTGTACACCACATCAGCAGTTTCCGTGATGCTTGGAGTGTACTAAAACTGTGAGGGAGGAGTATGTATGCCAGTAGTATTCTCACCCGGTGAACCTGAAACAAGGCCACTCGACCCGACTGCTACTGTGTACACTACCGCCCAAAGAGTTGCTGACCTTCTTGATATTGGACCGCAAGAAGCAGTCTTGATGTCGGCTGATGCTGATACCAACGCCATATACATTACAGGTACAGACTTTCGTAATCATGGATTTACTATTGGAGATAAAGTACGCTTATACAGCGATGCTGACCCATTCGGTAAAGAAGACTTGGAAATTTCAGACATAGGAGCAAGCATAGGTGGTGACAGTGCGGGTACGGGTCACGTCAAAATTACATTCACGACTTCACC